GCAGATTGGAATCAGAACTTGAATGAAGAAGAGTACGAAGTCCTAGACACAACAATAGGTTGGTGACAATGAAATTTGAATCTGAAATCACACCTCAGAATGCCTTAGTAGCCTTCGTCATGGATCGTTGTAACGACTGGCGTAACTACAGGGATGAGAACTACATGGATCGCTGGGACGAGTATGAGCGTCTCTGGCGAGGTCTTTATGCTGATGAAGATAAAACAAGGGATTCTGAGCGTTCAAGGCTTATTAGTCCTGCCCTACAGCAAGCAGTAGATAATAAACAAGCTGATCTTGAAGAAGCTGTGTTCGCTAAAGGAGTATTCTTTGACATCAGCGATGACATCAACGATCAGGATAAGACTGATGTTGAGAAGATGAAGTCTTTGTTGTCCGAAGATTTTAAGAAAGATAGGGTACGTAAACAGATTGGTCAAGTTATGACCTTAGCTGAGATATACGGCACTGGTATTGGTGAATTGATTGTCAAACAAAAGAAGAATCTAGCACCAGCAACACAGCCTACAGCACAGCCTGGGCTGAATATGATTGGTGTTAATACATCGTACAGAGTTTCCGTAGACTTAAAACCAATCAACCCACGTAACTTCTTAATTGATCCTAATGCAACCACCATTGATGATGCAATGGGGTGTGCTATTGAAGAGTATGTCGGAAGACATGCTGTCATTAAAGGCATGGAAGATGGTGTTTATAAAAAGATTGCTATTGGTGATGCTTCTTTAGACACTGACTTAGAGCCTAATCAAGACTTAACTTACTATCAAACAGATAAGGTACTACTACTTCGTTACTATGGTTTAGTACCTAAGAAGTTGTTAGTAAATCCTGATGACACATCATTTGAAGATGATGAGTTGTATTCAGAGATGGTAGAGGCTTTGATCGTTATCGCTAACGGAGAAGATCTACTTAAAGCTGAAGAAACACCTTTTATGATGCAAGACAGGCCTGTTGTTGCCTACCAAGCTGATAGCGTTCCTGGTCGTTTCTGGGGTCGTGGAACGGCTGAGAAGGCCTACAACATGCAAAAGGCTGTTGATGCACAGATCCGTAGCCATGTAGACTCTTTAGGGCTTACAGCAGCTCCTATGATGGCTATAGATGCCTCTAGATTACCTCGTGGACAGAAGTTTGAGATCAAACCAGGAAAGAATATCCTTGTCAATGGTAACCCACAAGAAATCTTACAACCGTTTAAGTTTGGTGTAACAGACAAAGCAAACATTGAAACAGCACAAATCTTTGAAAGAATGATGCTGCAAGCCACTGGAACCCTTGATACAGCTAATTTACCTGCTCAAGTCAGTGGTGGTGATGCAGCAGCTGCTGGTTTAGCGATGGCTGTTAGCGGTATTATTAAGAAAAACAAGCGTTCCTTAGTGAATTTCCAAGAAGATTTCCTTATTCCGTTCGTACAGAAGGCTGCATGGAGGTATATGCAGTTTGCTCCTGACCGTTATCCTGTAAAAGACTTTGAATTTATCCCAACAGGTACGTTAGGGATGGTTGCTAGAGAGTTTGAACAGGCTCAAATGATGGCAATGATGTCTACGTTAGGTCCAAACAGTCCTATCGTACCTTTGTTACTGCAAGGAATCGTTGAATACTCGTCATTACCTAACCGTGAGAGCTTACTACAGCAACTTCAGCAGCTAACACAGCCAAATCCTGAGCAACAACAAGCTCAACAGCAAGCTACACAGCTTCAATTAGCTGATGCACAGGCAACAGTGCAGGAAAAACAAGCCAGAGCACAGAAAGCAGCAGCAGAGGCTCAGAAAGCGTCTATAGAGGCTCAATTAATGCCTGAAGAGGTAAGAGCTAAGATCGTTAATGCAGCCACTCAAAACCTTCCTAACAACGATGACACAGCAGAGCGTGAATTCCAGCGTAGAATCAAGATTGCTGAGTTAATGTTGAAGGAAGAAGACATTAAGAGTAACGAAAACATTGCCAAGATGCAGATGGAGACTAAAAAGCAAGTTGATAAGCAGTTCAATGACGCTCTTGGTGAGTAATCATGGATGAGGAAAAGCTACTACAGCTCGCTGCTGTTGTTGGTAAGCTAAAGAAGAAAGTAAGTGAGTTAGACTCCAAAGCAGACACCATCATTAAACTAGAAGGACCACAAGGTAAACAAGGTCCAAGAGGTGAAAAAGGTAATCCTGGTAAAGATGGGTTACCAGGAAAAGATGGTAGAGACGGTGTTGACGGTAAAGATGGTAAAGACGGTAAAGCAGGTAAGGATGGTGTATCAGTTGTTGATGCTTACATTGACATTGACAATTCACTTATCCTTAAGTTGTCTAATGGTATTGAAGTCAGTGCTGGTGAGTTACCAACAAAACCATCAAAGTCTGATTCTATCTATGTTTCAAACACACAAAATTTTAGTCTAGATGGTTTACCTACTGCTAATGAGTTCCCTCAACCAGACTACTTTGTTATCAGACAAAATGGAGAATGGCGTAAAGCACCGTTTACATACTTACAAGCATGGCTTGATCAGGTTAACTACTTAATAACAGAAAGTGGTGATCGACTGACAACAGAGTCAGGTGATTACATTATCATGGAGTAGACATGGCTGACGTAAAGATATCAGCTCTATCAAATGCAACAACACCACTAACAGGTACTGAAGTAGTTCCTGTAGTACAAAGTGGTGTTACCTATAAAACAACTGTACAAAGTATTGCTAATTTAGCTTCTGGTGGGTCTGGCACAGTAACTTCAGTAGCTATGTCAGTTCCTGCTGGCCTAACTGTAACAGGATCACCAGTAACATCAGCAGGTACGTTAGCAGTATCATACACAACTGGTTATGCTATCCCTACCACAGCAAAGCAAAGTGAGTGGGATACTGCTTATGGATGGGGTAACCATGCTACGGCAGGTTATGCGGTAGGAACAACAACCATTACTGCTGGTACTGGATTGTCTGGTGGTGGTGATTTGTCCGCTAACAGAACAATTAACTTAGCGAATACATCAGTTACAGCAGGTTCATACACCAACGCTAACATCACTGTTGATGCACAAGGTCGTATCACAGCAGCATCAAATGGATCTGGTGGTGGAGGTGGTAGTGGAACAACAACGTATGCAGTAACTTTTAACAATAGCGGTACTGGGGCAACTTCAGGAACTACATTTGATGGTTCAGTAGCAAGAACAATTAGTTACAACACTATAGGATCACCATCAATAACAGGAACTAATGCTACAGGTACATGGAATATTGACATCCTTGGTCAAGCCAGTACGGTTGCCAACGGCGTCTACACCACCGGAAGTTACAGCAATCCTTCTTGGATCACTGGTCTGGCTTGGAACAAGGTCAGCTCGACGCCTACAACGCTTGCAGGCTATGGGATTACAGATGCCGCTGCATCAGCGACTACCATCACCGCAGGTACTGGATTATCTGGTGGTGGGGATCTGACGACTAACCGCACGATCAGCCTTGCGAGCACTACGGTAACTGCGGGTAGTTACACCAACGCGAATATTACGGTCGATGCTCAGGGGCGAATTACTGCGGCTGCCAACGGGTCGGGTGGAGGGGTTTCAAGTTTTAACACTCGCACAGGAGCGGTTACGCTTTCTTCCGGCGATGTCACGGGCGCGTTAGGTTTTACGCCAATCTCTGGCAACCAAACCATCACGCTGTCAGGCGACCTTTCTGGGTCTGGTAGTACGTCGATTGCGGCCACGTTAGCGAACACCGCAGTAACCGCAGGTAGTTACACAAACGCCAACATCACAGTTGACTCAAAGGGACGAATTACCGCAGCTGCTAATGGATCCGGCGGAGGCGGTGGCGGTCTAACGTGGCAATCCGTCCAAACCACAGGCTTCACCGCAGTCGCAGGACGGGCTTATCCCTGCAACACAACCTCAGCAGCATTCACAGTTACCTTACCTGCAAGTCCCACAGCAGGCGATCTGATTACGCTTGTTGATTACGCAGGAACGTGGGATACGAATAACCTGACCATAAACCCGAATGGTTTGAAGATAAATGGCGATACAAATAATGGAGTTGTTTCGACCAAAAGAGGAGCGGTAAATCTTGTGTATGTGGATTCGACACAAGGCTGGGTGTCTTACGCGTCTAATCTTTCGACAGCGATTCTTTTTGTCCCTCCTCCATCGGTGGAGTACATAGTTGTTGCTGGCGG